AGCGTCAACCATCGCCGCCGTTGCTGTTTTAGGATCAAGCGGAACCGCGCCCGTCGCCATAGCACCCGTCAAAGCCATATGCTTGTACGGATCATAGAGTAAACTAGGCGTCGCCCATTCCAGTTGTTCGTATTCGCTTACATCGTCAATCGGATCAGTAACGGTGCGGAGAAGAAGCGGTAAAACGCCGCCCCGGTAGTTTACCGATGGGTCTAATAAACCAGGCATTACGGAATCGCCATTCCAGCATCTTCCCCGCCCCAGTCATCGCCCCAATCCTGATCGCCAAAATCATCAACGGATTGCGTAGCCATCACAAGGTCAGCCGCCGCTTTTGACGCCGCCGCGTCAGCTTGCATTTGTTCTAAATCAATAGGTGATAAATCATCATCCAAACCAAACATATTATCCTGGCCGCTAAAGGCGTCATATTCATTCTGCATTTGCTCCGCGCCACTCTCGCCAAGCAAACCAAAGGTCAGAGAATTAAAAAATTGCGACCAACCAGAAACGTCTGGGTTATAACCCGTCGAACCCTGCACCATATCATCAACGGCGTGAGAGCCCGCATAAGCACCAATGCCGCCGCCCAAAATGCTACCCAACGGACCTAACAACAAACCGCCGCCCGTGCCTAACGTCTGTGCCGCATTAATTGGGTTTGTCAGAACGGACTCGCCACGCGAAAGCATCGTCCCAACCGGGTTAGCTAGTGACGGCGTACCGCCCGCCGTCAAAGTCCCAGGCGGCGCAATGTTCATAGGCGTTGTGCTAAACAAGTTTCCCGGCCCCGGCGTCCCTGGCTGCATATCGACCCAACTAGGATTGTATTCTACGATAGGCGGCGTACCGCCTTCGCCGTCATCGTCAAAAATATCAGTTGTCGGTAATAATGGACGAACAACGCGACGCGGGTCCGACGCAACTTCTTCAGGAACCATGACAACTTCAGTTTCAGGCTTTTTTACAACCTCAACAGGAACCATACCCGTAGACGTGTGTCCCGATGCAAACGGTGAAACCGTGCCATACGACGGCATAGCCAAAATCTGCACTGGATCACCAATGCCCAATAAATTCGGATAAAACGCCATTAAACTACCCAGCTCGTATCTGTCTCAATTATGTTGCGCCAGCCATACTTGCTGCCGTGTGCCGCCAATACGGCGTTTGATGCAAAGGTTAAGCAAAAAGCATCTGCTATATCTGGCGAACGTATACCGCGTTTGCGCATCTCGTCCTTGCTTTCAATTTTAATTTTGCCCGTTGACGTGAATGCGAAACGGGGAGCCGCCAGTTCATGAACAAGTTGCGCATCATCTTTCGGAATGACGCACTCCTTCGCCTCGAACCACTCTCGCGCCCTGCCCCATAATTCGTCTCTAAGACGCATATATTTTACCTTCAACGACGCACTTTCAGCGACGTTAATGCTCCTCGCTGGCAAATCTAATTCATGACATCTATCGTGAACGCCTGACCCGATGCCGATGCTGTCGATGCAAATCTCTGTCGGCCTATCAATGATTGGCGTGTTCTCGTATTCGTCTAAAACAATACCCGCCAACTCCATTGTCGATTTATCGCGCCAAGTCTTAACCTCGACTAACTCGTTGCCCTTCCGCTTCGCTAACGCCGATCTGTCGCTGCCGTACCGCGCACAATCCAATCCCCAGACAACAGCGGCGGCAGGGCTGGTTTCAATATCCCGATGCTGGGCGGCTTCAATCAAATGAAGCGGGATATAAGTATCCTCATCAGCTTGCGGAAATTCGCCCAAAACGCGCACACGATATGCGTTGCTTTCTTCACCATATCGATTAGCCATGTCTTTAAGGAAATCAGCCGCAACCAAAGGGCTGTCGGAGCAAGAAACCTTTTTAGTCCACCAATCATTCGATAATTCCGTATGCGTTCGATAGAAGAAGCCCTGGCCGCGTACCGGGTTACCTAGAAGCAGGGTTGTAGCGTTGTGACCCGACATGGAGCCAGCCGCACTTTCAAACACTTCTTCAGGAATGCCACTAGCCTCATCCGCTATCAGCAAAACGTTTTCACTGTGAACGCCCGCAAGCGATTCGGGACGCTCTTTTGAGCTTGTCCTGGCACTGCAAAAAGCTTCGGTTGGGCTGCTTTTTAAAACGACACGGTCACTCGTTGCCTCAAGAAGCTTGCTGACGGCCTTCGGCATTTCCTTTAAACGCCCCTTCAATTCAGCGAATAGAGCATCGTAGAGTTGGGATGCCGTGGGAGCGGTGACAACAACCTTGCAGGGGTAACGGGTTAACAGAAACCAGAGTATTATTGCCGCAGCGCACGAACTTTTCCCAACGCCGTGACCACTGCGCAGGGATAGCCTACGTTCGCCTTTTGCGATAGCTTCCATCACTTCGCGTTGCCACCCCAATGGTGGCATTTTTATCACATGCTCGCTAAACCCTGCCGGGTCGTCGTAGTAGCGTTTTATAAAATTTTTCCAAACGAATTTTTTTTCAGCGGCCATAAAATTGCTCTAAATTTGACGCGGGGGCGGTACAAATAATTTACGCCCCGCCCGCATTTTTTAGGGGGGGCCTCGACCATATCAAACCAAATCGACGCCCGAATCGGGGCAACGTCAGGGGATTAACCTGACGGTCATGCGTTTAATATCAATGACTTACAGCCAATGTTTACAAATAGTTTACAAATCACCCTGTTTTAGCAAGCGGGACGACGGTTTCTTCATCGTCGCTGCGCTTACGGCGCGGAACCTCTGCTAGAGCCGACACGGCGTCTAGGTGCGCACCTTCGTCATCAACGGAAATCTGCCGTTTTTCGACCAAAAGACCCCCCAATTTCGCCAATCCCAAGGTCGCTTGGGACACCGCCGACCACTGGCCCGCCGCCGCCGCGCCTTCCACCGCACGGCGCAACGCGCCGCTAATTTCCTCGACGGTGATAGCTTCTTGAGCAGAATATTCCGCTTTTAGCCGATCAACCATTACCGCTACGTTACCGTTCTTCAGTAATTCACACGCTTTAACTCTTACAACCTCATCGCTCATATTCTTCGCATTGTAGGCGGCTTTATACGCCGCTGAAGCGTTCCCCTCACAAGGCCCAACGTATTGTCGCGCAAACTTCTCTTGCTTAATTGTCAGCTTCGGTAAGTCAGACATCAATGCCTCGTTGGTTCATCTTCATCAGTATACGGGTCCATCAGAACGTGCATAAATTCTCTCGCCGCTTCTCTTGAGGCAAACCCTTCAAGTATCAGAAACAGAGAAAACGTATTCTCACCAATCTTTTCGGTGTAGCCGCTGTAAATCAAAATAACTCTTTCAAAAAAAAGTGACGACGCCAGGAGACGAACGCCGTCACTTTTCAGTTTAGTAGGAGAGAAAAAAGGGGCAGAGCCCCTAACATATTTATTTTTAGACGATTTTGATGCACAAAGTCAACATTGTGATAAAATTATCACTATAAAGATAATTTAACGTTATGACGTTTCGACTAACAACTTAGCCCACAGCGTCCACATTGCCCGCTCAAAGCGTCTCTTGGCTGTGGCGGGGTGACAGTGCAAAAGTTTCGAGATAGCCTTCCAGCGGGCTCCCCTGGCTCTCCTAGAGGCACTATAGGCCGCTGCCCATACGAGCTTTCTATCATCCTCATCCAACAACGGCGTAATTTCCCACGCCAGGTCGTAACGTGTTACCTCATTCGACGTTGCTGCGCCTTCACGCACTTCGATATCATGATAGCCAAACGCTAAATGTGGATCATCGGCAAATTCGGGCCAACAACCTTTCGCTCGCAAATCCACCGCTCTGGGCAACCGACGCTCTAATGCCGCCGCGTCGAAAAACAAACCGATTAAACCCGGCGCATCTTTCACCTCACGCTTGACGCGATCAGAAAGGGATATCGTCATTTAACTCAACACGCCCAGCTTTTTTGATTGTCGCATCGGGAAAGCTATCTTTCACCGCGCCAACCATTTCAAATTTTGTATCGATCAGCCTCGCCACTTCCTCTAGCGAAAATACCCGATAGCCCTCAAGGTCTTTTGATACTTTATGCGCTTCAGCGTTCGACTGACATATCGCATAAGTTCCACCGCCAGCCACCCGGCAAGTCCAAACAGTAGGATCAAGCCCAACGTACCCATTTTTCGTTGCTTCATCATTCAACGCCTTCCACGCTCTAATCATCACCGCCGCTTTTTTCTTCACCGCCCCCACGTCACCCCGCTGCACCGCTGCATCCAATTTAGCCTTGGCGCTGCCAAATCGCTGCGCGGTATCGATGGAGACTAATCCGACTAATCGATCCACGCCCCATCGCATCTCCATTTGATGCACCATCTCATCAAGGGGCTTTAGTGCATGATAGATCGCTTCAGCGGTTTCGTTCCCGACATCCTCAAAATTCGTTATCACGTCGGGGCGTTTCTTTTTGTGATGCCGCATCACAATATCACAATATCACAACATCACAGTACCTATATATGTACTGTGATGTGATGTGATGATACGAAAAGTGTGATGTTTTCTGTGATGCAACAATAATAGAATTCATATTACCGTTCCTTTTCAAATACTTACGCCAACATCACAGTTTTTTAAAAAGTGTGATATTAGTGTGATGTTGACTGTGATGCTCTTTCGACCAACCAGACCGTTTTTTCAAAAACTGTGATGGTGTTTTTTAGCTTCTGAGAATTTAAAACACGCATTATTGTTTGGTTATTTATGAACCGTTTTTCGTTAAATCTGCCGTCCAATTCATCATATAATTGTTCGATTGCAATGCTGCGACGATCATATCCCTCACGCTGAATTCCATGCTCATCGATCAGCCGTTTTAACGTCGAAACGACTAACGCCTGATTATCGGTGAACTTAATTTTGGGCTGCATAATGTTGGAAACTTCATCGGTATCGGCTGGTGTAACGACACAGCTTCCAAACGATTTCATTCTTCTATTTGTGCCTAATTCGACGTATTCAAGTTTGAAATACCATTGCTGCCCGCCTTCAAATTCACGTTGTTTTGTGACTTTTGCGGCACTGATATTTTCGTCTTGATTGCGTATTACTTCTATTTCCGTATCCGTTGCGGCTCTAAGTGAGCTATGCCCCCTAGCACCTTTGGCTTGATCCTTACCACTATGGTGTACGAAACAAACGTGTGCGCCTGTTTCTTTTCGGATGGCGTCGGCATGTATCACCAGACGCCCCATATCTTCGCTAGAGTTCTCATTGCCGCCTGAGAGGGCTCTGGCTAGGGTATCAATGACGATCAGCCTCAGAGGCGATTTAAACCCCTTCTGGCGTTCATTTACTGCATCAATTAGAGTTTTTGTGTCGCCATCTTCGCTAAGTAAATCGATATTTGTTGTTATCGCTTCAAAGTCTGGCGTTTCATCGTTTATGCGTTCTTTCGCATAGTGTTTAAAGGCGGCTATTCGGTTACGTATGCCGTGCGCACCTTCCAGCGCCGCATAAATTACACCGCCTTTATCGCATTCGTTACCGTTCCAATCCCAACCGAATGCGACGTGAATGCAGAGATCAAGAACGAAAAATGTTTTCCCGGTATTCGATTCGCCGTACAGGACGCTCATTTGTCCTGTACCTAGTACGTTCTCGACAAAATCATCCGCACCGTCGCCCCCCGTGATGTCGTTCCACGGTATAAAAGGTATCGCGCTTGGCTGTTGCGGCGTTGTTATTTGTTCACTCTCACGCCTAAACGTTCCGATATCAAAGTCATATTCTTTTGCTAAATAAAATATCGTTCCCGCGCCAACGCTTTTTACATCTTTGATACTCTCCCAAACTCTGTCCGTTTCGGCGTCATCATATTTTTGAGATCGTTTTGACCATCTGTGCCATAGTTCCAGGCCGTCATCCGCTAGTGCGCCTTTGATGGCATGAGCCATCTGCACCCAATCGTCGTAGTGCCAATCATTATTATCGATGTGCGCCAGGGCTATATCGATTTCCTTTTTCTTTCCTTCTAGTTCATTGGTTGCGAACCAATCGAGTTGCGTAGCAGCTTCACCATTGGTCTTGCGGCCTTTCTTTTCGCCATACGTTGCGAGTAGGCTGTTCATGGATGCAATGAATTGATGCAACTGCGACGGCGTTACCTTCGTCAACCCGTCAACGCTGACATCTACTATCGAATCATCGACCCAACTATATTTCTTTTTTGTGTCAGGGTGGATGCCTGATGCAACAAATTGTTGACCTTCGGCTAGAATTTCGACGGCGCATTCCTTGTTGTCGATTTCGAATACTGCCGTTTTTGTTTTCTTCATCGGCTCTGTGCAACGAAACACGAATAACGTTTTTGGAGCTTGGCCGATGCGTTGGGGAGCAAACCCTAGTTCATCTATGACGGCCTTTTGCACAAGCTGTGATACGTTTTCACTGTACACGTCTACGTCCACAGCAACGATATTACTTTCGCCGCCACACAGAACGCCAATATTGCTTTTGCCGTATTTTGTGAATTCTAGCACTTCTTGCGGGCGTTTTTGCCACGCCTCTAATTTAGGACGCTTCCCGTGTAGTGGCGTTATGTCGTAGCCCTGCGCGATTAAGCCAGGGCCGTATGTCTCGTAACGTGCAACCATCATTGCATTCCTGCCGCTTTCTCTCTCTTAGTGCGCCGTCGTCCAGGCATTTTTGCTTTATGATATTTTTCAATGATACGCGGCGTATGCTTCGGCCCGATTTGCTTACGGCGTTTCAGCCAATTGATTAACCTCTGCCGCCACATTATTTTTTACCCGGTAGACAAAAATAGCCGTCGCTGAGTTTTGAAAATTCCTCAAGCATTACCTTGCACTGCTTCGGATCATCAAACACAGCGACGACCTTGATCGATGGATCAACAGGCCCGTGCAAACAGAGCATGACCAATACCCATGTCATTTTTGGTGCGACTGCCCAACCGGGACAATGCCTAGCTCTAACCCGTAGACATTAAGCAACCGATCAAGCGTGTAGACCGATGGGCTGTTTTCGCCGCGTTCGATTTTATCTAAATGTGTTTTAGACATATTAGCGAGAATTGACGCGTCTTTTTGCGTCAATCCACGTTCAATTCGGCAAAGCGTAATCTCCTGTAAAAATTCGTTAGGCCGTTTTTTCGGGTAACGTTTCGGAGCCATCACTAAAACCCATCGCTATCGTCGTCGTCGTCATCATCCGCAACGTCGATATCCAGGCTTTGTTCTTTCAAGCAATCTGGCGGGTCTATCCAATCGACAACCTCTAGTTTAGCGTAAGCGGTTTTCGGTTTCCCTTCGCCGTAGTCGAGTTTTTCAACGCCCGTCATTTTAACCTTTGGCAATTTACCGCTCTCGCCGTCTCTAAGTTGCGGAGCCAAATGCGTAAGGCATTTGAAAACACCCGCGCCATGTTGCTGCCACAAGGCCGTATCATTTTTGTTGAGTGCGACGATAATCGAAAAACCCTTTTGCCATTTGTCCTCACCTTGGGACGGGTTAGGCATCATGCGACTGGTCACTTCGTTCCACTTCCAGGGTTCGTTGAATTTTCCCCAGCCCGTTTTGAGGCTTTGAATATCAAGAACAACGCCTTTTTTAAAAACGCCCGTTATGTCGGTGCGCGTGTCGCCGTCCCACAAAGAGAAACTTCGCGCTGCTGCCGATTCATCCTGGCTGGCTTGCACATGCCAATTAATATAAGGACCGCCACTACCTTCTTGGCCTTCATCAATTTCAATCATTTTGAGTTCTCCTTTTTCGAGTCATGCCGCAACCCGTGCGGCGTCGGTTTCGGCTAGATGCCGAAAATTTCTTTGCGGTGATCTATACAATCCGACCAATAGAAGTGCGTCGGATCGACGGGGATGATCGATGCTAAAAATTTAGGATCATCCGATAGCTTCAAGAACCGTTCCAGGCGGTTCATTTGCGATTTGATTTTCGCCAATTCTTCATCAACGTCGCCATCTTCAAGCCACCCCGATTTCTTGGGAGTGACATATAAAAATTTAACTTGCTGGTTGCCCATGCAACGCTGGTAAATGCACCGCTGCCGACGGTGCGACGCCATCATTGATGACGGCATACGCATGGTCGTTTTGAGGTCAACGACTAACCCGTGACGCGGGTATACGAGATCAAGGTATCCAATTATAGGCAGCTTCCAACCGTCGCCGTGGCAATTGATTTCAACTTTTTGCTGCGCACCATCGACTGAAAATTCGGGCTCTCCGTATTTTTTTAATTCTTTTAATGCCAGTTCAACCATCGGCTCTATGGCGTCGCGTTCCCTTGTCGTTTTTTCATCGGCGATAACGATTTCAGTATCGAATTTTTTGAGTGCTGCTCTAATATGAAACTTTAAATCTCTTACAGCCCCCTTTCCACCAAACATGGTCAACGCCCCAACAACTGCATCTTCGACAACGATGCCACGCCACATAGCTGCACTAGGTGGCCGTTTTAATTTCAATAGATATTGCGCTATCCAGAGTGCCGGGTTTGATTCCCAAAGGTTTATGGATGATGACGACACATGACGAATGCCGTGCAGTTCAAATCCGTTTTTGTTTCCAAAGGGTGCGCTCATTCTTCAACCCGCCGCACCGCTAATACGGCATGATAGCCATGATGAATATCGTCTTGAATTCGGATATCCCAACCATCTCGAATGTATTTTTCAATGGCATCATCATCATCTTTTGGTAGCCATTGGCACTCTATGATTTCTGCGCTCATGCTGCTTTCCCATAAAATTCTGTGGGCTGATCGTTCGAGTTTGCAAATTGATACCAAGCGCAATTATCAAACCCAGTTGTGCCGCCAAACCATGAGATACGTCCAACTGAAACAATGCGTCGGCATAACTTGAGCATCGGAATGGCTCTTTTTAGATGCATATAATCGGCGTCGAATAACAGCCACGTTACGGGCGATAGCTCGACAAATTTTTGAATAAGGGGCTCTAAAATACTCCGCGTCCAAGGTGGGTTAGTGATGAACATTTCACCGTTACATTTTTTGAGATTTAACGCGTCTTGAAGTTGGATGCCGCAATCAGCAAATGGATTATCATTTGCGACGGGTGTAATGTCCCCGGCGCAAGTGCAAATGTGGCCTGACTTTTCGAGGTGTTTTATTAATGTACCGTCACCCGCGCATGGCTCATGGAAACGTGTGTTTGGCTTTAAAAACGGTAAAAGGGGAGCTACAGCTTTATACGGGGTACGATAAAAATCACGTTTGTTACGCTCAAATTTCTGATAGGCGCGTTTTGTCATTTAATTACGCCCGTTTGACGCATTAACGCTTCAACCGTTTTTTCGGGCATGACGTATAGCCGTTCTATCGTTTTCCCCGGTAACGCGTCCTGACGAATGACCAAAATATCGACATCGTCTTGCTTCAGTGACTTATACAGGAAGCGAAAACCCGTCTTTTTTCTTTTACATTCGACTATAAAACCCGCCAACATCAGGTCGCCTTTTTCATCAGGCAGATAATCTTTGTAAGCACCCGACGCGAATACGCGCTTGCACTCCGCACCTAATTTTTTCCAATGCGCTACAGTTTCATGCTCAAGCGCGTAACCCCTCGCCTTGTTCTTTGATGTCAAGGTTCGTCTCCTTTTTCCACGTATTGTGTAAGCGAATCGTCATATACCGCTTCATGCGTTGGAATGGGGAGTCGCCATATGGTGCTACAATCGTTGCATCCATACTCGTTTTGCTTTCCAACTTGCATCAACCATTCAGTATCAACCGATTTACAAGCTATGCAGATGCCGCCAGAGCTCATCATTGTTGTATCTCTTTAAGTTCTTGCATGTACTGGCCCACTTCATAGCCAAGAACCATGTACCCGCCGCCGTCGATCCACGAATCATCATGGTCGATGGTTTTTGTAAGCCGTGCGATTTTCAGCCACGTCATCATCAGGGCAACGTGCATAGGGCTAATTTCTTTATCGCAAATGAGCGACCAACCGCCCGCTATTTTGGCGAAATTATCAACGGCCTTACCGTACAGTTCTTCTCGCTCACCGTTGATCGTTTCCGCGATTTCCCGTAATGCATCCTCACGGCCAGACACATATTCTTTTTCTTTTTTTATAACGTTAGAGCCGCAATTGGGGCAGGGTGATACTTGTTTCATTTCTGGGTGACTTTGGCACGTTTCAATCCAGCCACTATCGCCACACGTCTTGCACTTACTCATCGTCGCCTCGAAGCTTGGCGATTGCGCGACGTGGAATTAAGTGATGCCCCCGCTCTGCACATTGTAGCGATTCGATTTGACCGCTGTGTATGAGCTTATACATGCGCTTGCGGTTCGTTGGCGTCTTGCCATCCGTAAATATTTCTTTTGCCGCCTCATCGACGGTCAACAACGCTGCTTCACTCATTGATAAATGGCCGCGTCAAGGACGCGTAACACGCGTCGTTAGCTATGCACAGAAGTTCCATGCCGATAAAAACGGCGACAATGAAAATAAGAAGGGTTAGAAATTCAAGGGTGCTTTTAAAGAATCCCATTGTGGCTCTCCAAGGTCGTTGATGACCCTAGATAGCCTATAAAAGATTAATAAAGCAATAAGTTTTTTATCTTTTTAATAAACCGTGCCAACAATCTTATGAATATTTTTTACTGTTTTGCGCGGAAACGTAAGGTTTTTTTGGGGATTATATTGCGACAAATAAATTTTATCGTTATCCATTTTTTTATACGTTTTTACCATCGCGTGATTTGTGTCGCCATTTGAAAATTGTACAACAACCGAATCACCAGCTTTAACAGGTTTGCCGGGATGGACGAACAAAATTTCTCCCGCATTATATCTTGGCTCCATCGAATCCCCGGCGACATAGACCGCGTAAGCGGTTGGGCTACTCACCAAATAAGGCGGGGCTTCAATAGCGTCGATGGGCTCTGTGACGTTCGTAATATCGAAACCCTCGCCCCCTTCGGCTGCGCCGTACACTGGCAACATTCGATTTTTCTCAGTTTTGATTTGAGTAATCTCATCGACTCCAAGCACTTCATCGACGCTCACGCCAAGCGCCTCTGCGATTGCATTTGCCATTTCCAGACGCGGTTCAGCTTCATGGCGCACATAACGCCTTAACGTCTGTGCTTCTTTACCGATTTTTAAAGCTAAGTCTTTTGCGGATATACTATGTTCCGCAAGTAAAATCTTGATACGGTTTTTGCGCATTTCATTTAAGATCGCACCGACAATTATATCGATGACAATATCTCTCCCTAGTGAATTTCCCATAATGCACGTCCTATCTATTTACACAAGATTTTTAGACATGCATTACGATCATATTATTATCTTTTTATTCAATATTTTTTTTATTTGCACTTTACAAAAAAATCGGCGTTAAATTTTTACATAGTGTAAATCGAAACCTGGATCAAAACAGAAATTCGTTTGACGTTCGATTGCGCTTGCTTTGCAAATATGAAACACCATGCGGTAGGATCTTTTGAGTCTGTTCGATCTCCATGATCTCAAATGTCAATTCGGCATGTGTCAAAATTAGATCGTCGCACGGTATACCTTCTTCGTCGCACCAATTTCGTTCACGCCACTCATTGAACATCCGATAATAGGTATGAATTAGAGGTTCATGTTCAAAAAAGCTCGCAAACCCTTTTGGAGTGGGCGTTACGTTTTTTGTAAAATATGTCACGAACATATAGTGATAAAACGCTCGACCAAATGTATGACGTAGCACCCAATCCTCGACCGAACCTTTTATAGTGCTGTTACTCGTTTGCATATTTTTGAAGCGCATTTTTTCGAGTGCCAGAGCAAATTCTGACCACCGACGCGGTAGAACAGCAGCGATTGCATCGCGAACCGCATTCAAATCGAGATCACCTTTATGGGTGATTCTTGCTGCCAGATTTTTTGGTGAATGGTCCGTTTCATTCTTTTTTTCTGCCATTTTAGTCTCCCTTTTTTTTGCAGTTTGCAAAAAATCTTTTTGCACTTTGCAAATTTATTTTCAAAAAAGTTGTGGATAAGTCTACAAAACCTGAAACGCATTTTCCGTTTCCACGCCTTCATCAACGTCATCGTTACGGCCTTCTTCCCACCAAATGCCGTATTGTTTCCACGTAAAATGCGAGTCGTGATGCCCCATTCGTTTTGCAATTGTTCCGAATGGAAGCTTTGTATTGAAGATTAAAACGCTTGCATAGAAGTGACGCAAACTATGCCAATCGATATGCGTCGCATCTACACCAGCCGCCTTACACGCCGGGTACAGACGACGCTTCAGCGCATTGTCTTGGTCTTGGATGCCGCCGATAGCATTCGGAAACACTAAATTGTTTGTTCGCCAGCTTACACGTTGTTGAACTGGTTGTTTCAATTTCCACTCTTTTAATTCTCTTGCCATGTCGGGACCGATGGGCAAACGCCTAATGCCGTATTCCGTTTTCGGATCACCGATGGTTTTATCCTTTTTACGAGTGCGGCGAACATGGACATGATTGGTTTTGAAATCGATGTCGTCCCATTCTAACACCCATTGCTCCGATGCACGTAACCCGGTTTGAGCGGCGAACTTAATCTTCAGTTGCCAACCGGGCTCCGCATGCTTGATGATCTTATCAACGATCTCTCTTGAGAGCCGCACGATGCGCTTGCTCCTTTTTGCGCTGGGCGGCAATTCGATATTCTCCGCACCCAATGGGTTGCTTTTTAAATACCCTTGCTTCACCGCCCACTTACAAAACGACTGCAAGATGGTGATTTTTTTGGATGCCGTTGTTGGTGATTTTTCAAGCATGAAACGTTTGTGAATAATATGCTGTTCCATCTTCGCCGTTTCAAAATCACCAATCTTGGTTTCAGCGAACGTTTTGCCGTGCAACCAGCTTTTCATTTTGGCGAAATGATTAAGTGCAGTTACTTTGTTGTCAAAATGCCCACGGCCTAGATACCCAATCGCCATACGGCCTTGCTCGAATTCCAAATATTGATGGACGGCGCAACAGCGAATGTTATCGTTTTCATCTGTCGTCGCTGTTTTCTGTTCGCAATGAAATATGGGCGTTTTGCTAGGATCATTGAATGACCCCGTGTCCTCGACGCTGCGACGAACTTGCTGAAGGATTTTTTCCGCTTCCATCTGCGCCTTGCACTTCGTTTTGAAGTTGTCTTTTTTGCAGTGACAACCGTCACATTTAGCGACGCGTTTCGGGCTCCCGTGCGGGCGGCAGTCTGCCGTCAAATGAAGCAGCTTGCCGCGTTTGTTGAAATTCTCTCTAACTTTCATCACTCCCCCCACTTGTTGATGAACGAGGTAAGTTGACGCTTATCACGATTAAAAACTTTCCAATCTTCGGGCGAACCTTCTTTAGAAATGGAGTCTAGTTGATCTTGAACTATCGAAAGCCGGTTCTTTGCCTCGCCCACTAAATAAGAGTCGTTGTATTTTTCATTAACTTCTTCGATTGACGCTGTTTCTAAGTAACCATCTGGAATGTCGATGTCATAAAACTGATAGAGAAGTTCATCGACTTTGTATGCGGCTCTTACGATTGGTCTAATTTTAGTCATAACTCCCCCTAAAATATCAAAGCGAAAATTGATGATGCGATTAGAATGATTGTTAGTGTCGTCATTTTCACTCTCCACTTGATTTATTTAACGCGACTAATGTGGCTTGTGCAGACATAACAATGCCTCTGCATGATTCCCAATAATCCTGTGTGCAATGACTGTTAGCATACAAATCTAAGCGACTACGAAATTCAGCCATTTCATCGTTTTCAGTTGGATCAATAAAATAATGCTGTTTAGTTTGCCGAATAATTTTAGGTGCAATGCAATCGCACTCTACATGATCGTCATAGTAACGCTTTGGAATTTTAATAGCTTCGGTCATTTTCTCTCTCCTTTGTTCCTATGTGGATTTAGGGGTACGCTCACTGCGCTCGTAGCCGTAGTGAATTTTAGCCTGACGCTTGCCGCGCCCGTTGATCTGCGCCTTGCCGCCGACAACGGGGATGTCATGCCCGTCAATCAAAGTGCCATCCCTGTCGGTAATTTGTACGCAAAGCTCCGTTCCTTCGGGAAATTTCACCCCGCGCACTGTAGTGTAAAAGTCATCCGTTCCATCGGGAAATCTAGCGTAATAAATTCTCATTTTCTCTCTCCCTTCAAGATTGCAATGACTTCCAGTGCATAGTTGATGCTCATCCCCATTGGCAGGCTGTCATTTTCAATTGCCTCATTGAATGCATCAACAGTTAGAACGTGTTCGTATTTGCTGACATATTGTTTTGGTTCGTGAATTAGGTTAGCCATTTTCTCTCTCCTTTGTTTCTCTCACGCTTTAAGCCCCGCGCTGGTGGTCGGGGCTTGCGGCGATACATCGCTAGGGGGATTTGGTTAAAATGGGATTTCATTATAATCAGGCTCTGATGCATCATACTTTTCGTTTACGACCTTCCTCACTTCCTTGCCATCCGCATCAATTACTTCGTACCACGCGTCAATTCTTACAGCGGCGGCCTCTTGATTTTTGAGGTCGGCAATTTTCAGCGCATGGGCGGCGGTGACAATCCCATCACGATATAACGTGCTAATCGTTGCGCCTTCGCCTGGAAAAAAGTTTTCAATTATTTTGTACATTTTCTCTCTCCTTTGTTTCTCTCAATATAATGATATTACGCTCTATTTTTTATCTTTGCAATAATTATTTGACCGTCAGGTTATTTTGTAAACTTTTCAAAAATTGGCACTTTCGCACTTAGACTTGTAAACTTTTTGTAAACGAGAGCTAAAAACAAAAAAAAAGCCGCCCCCGTAGGGACGGCTAAATTATTGATATATATAATTAATTAAATGGTTGCGGGGGTAGGATTTGAACCTACGACCTTCAGGTTATGAGTGAGACGCCGCCAAAAAATTCTTTCATATAAATCAATAACTTATAATCATGCCAATCACTTAGTGGGTCACCAAGGGATATAACATGCTTTCATAGGATATGAAAGGCTTTAAAGGGTTGTAAACTTTTTGTAAACGCAAATCCACAATTTACAAGAAAACCTGACGGTCATTTTTCCGATTCGCTTTCACCCTGGCAACAGTCGCCATCTGTGACGCATTTACAGTCAGCGCACTGATAGTGACCATGAACCCAGACTTTCGGTTTGGTGCAGCCGCAATTTACACAGCGTTCACTTTCGTTTTTTTCTAGCATTAGCTCTACGGCGGGCGGCTCTTGCCGCTGCCTTTCCTTTTTTGGTGTAGGGATAGTGTTTAACTTTTCCTGATTTTGTTCGTACTTCTGGCATAGCAATTCACCTTTAAAATGTTCAATAAAAACAAGGCCTGAAAGATTGCCCATCGATTTTTCGCTCCTACAGCGTCACTATTTTTCTAGGGTCTTACCTACCAGCGGGGTATCGACTTGCGCGTGTGTGGGCATCCTAGAGGGTCGATTTTTGCGATTTTAGGCTATGACAACCATAAATCGGCCTCTGCCGCTCGACGTAGCTCCAACCCTCTAAGCCGTTTGCCGCCCGCATAAACCCAGCGTAAAAACTGATTTGGCACGTCATCCCAATCGTCAGGATCATTAACCCGGCGTAGCAATGTAGAGGATTTGAGTGATCCTAAACCAAGATTGAAGGCGAACGATGTAAGACTACCGCGTTGCTGTTCGTTGATGGGAACCTTTACAAGTCGATCTACGCCACGCGCAAAAACCGACAATTCTTCTGCAAGCTGTTCTTCAGCTTCTTCCTTAGATATGGGCGGCGTATCTTTTTTTACGCGGCTTCCATCGCTCAGTCGTATAAAGCCATATCCCCGCGTAAATTTAAATGCTGGACATAGATAAACCGTACTACTGAAACCCTCAAATCGTTTCACCAAATCCACCGCCTCTTGGCAGATAGGCTTTGTCATTTTAGTTGGGCTCTGATTTGACCGATGCGGCCTTTCGTTGTGCGGTAACCGAATAGATAACCCAATACGGCTTGGATACTATCGCCAATCATGGAGCCCCACAAAACCTGACTAACGGTTTGCAGATTGCTTGTTCCAAGGTCGTTAATCACGCCGATGGAAAAGGTCACGGCGATACCAAAAAACATTAGCATAATCAGAAAAGCGGTGAGGGGCCGCAAGATTGCATTGAAGCCATCGACAAATTTGATATTCGTCTGCTTCTGCATCGAATAGATGCCTTGCATTTGTTTTCCAAATGCCCGCATTTCTTCGACGACAACGTTGGCGTCAACCTCTGCCAACCGTGCGTCGGTCTTATGTGCTAAAAGTTTTAACTGCAAATCCGCTTCAAGATGCAGCCGTTCTTTTTCACGCGTATGCTCCCGGCTGTCTTTGATCTCTTTAAAGATGTCAGGTATTAATCCCCCCGCAATACCCAGAACGCTCGACACTAAAGAAATAATCATTTTTTCATTGCCCAGCCAACCCCGATCAGATGACGCGCTTCATCTTCTGTGAGCGTTATGCTTTCCTTAGAAGATTCGGTTTGTGTGATTATGTAGAATGGCCGCGTAATATTCCCGGTTTTTCCAAATTCAACTTTTGGTTTATCAGCGTAAACATGAGACGAAAGTTGTTTATTCATTGCAAAACCTCAAGTGCCGCCAACCAAGTCTTTTTACTCGTTTCGGCGGTCAATGTATCAGGATGAATTCTATACGTTTTTTTATTGATGGTGCTTGCTGCAACAAACGTGATTGCGTTTTTGCCATGTGCATAGAGGGCTAAAATTTCATAATGTTCAGATGGATTGCCCAGGCGTTTTGTTCCACCCATTCCAACGGTCCATCGATACCAGCCTGGAGCTCTCTCACGTTTTCCGATTACAGGAGCCGTCGCCGTCTTTACTTGAATTCTCAGAATCCTTCGGCCAAAGGTCGCCAAAAGGTCGTACCCTTCCGCATCAACTAAAGTCGTATGCCAGCCTTGTGAAAACAAAAAACTAGCAACGGCATGTTCGCCAACGCGACCTTTAAGAACGGCGTTTAATGACCCCAGCATTTGCGCCACAGATACGCGTCAAGCTTGCCGACTTTACTAGCAACCCAGCGCATCGCTCTTGTACGCCAAAACCATCTAGGTTTTAGTCGGATTTTCTTTCGGCGCATGCTCTGGTGAACGTTGTTTCAACAATGGTGTCGGACGGCCTTGCATCCACATGATAACTTGTGGCCGGGGCATTTCTTGCGCCGTGACAACGCAACCTTTTTTCGTCGCTATGGCGATAAAAATATTCAGAGCGTCGGGACGTTGATAGAGTCGAACGATTGAATCTTTATCAACATTTGATGTCGGCGGTGAAGAATTGAACGCTGCAATAAACTGTTCACTCATTTCAGTTTTTAGATCGACAAATGTCATTGACGATGGGTTAGCTCTAATTAGAACACGATGCAGCGTGTCAAGGTGCGCTAGAGGCTTACCACCACACGCGGGCTTAGCTTCGGAAATTGTCGCTACAGGTGCGGGCTTTTCTTCAACCTTGATTGGTTCACCCGTGCAGCCCGCCAAAAAATATAATGCGACTATTAACGCGACGAACCCAATCCAAAAACCATTAACCATCATTTCGATCACGCTGGACGGCAACGCGCCACCTGTAGATTAAAAACCCGATGGACAGAGTCAGAAGCACGATAGATAGCCCGGTTTCGATAACGCCGCCCCAACTTAGAGCAATCGTCGCTAACCCTGGTGACGCTGCCGGGGCGGTTTTTACTACCGCTTCAATAAAATGTTCGCGCATTATTTTATCCTGTTTTTGGGTGTTCACCATTATGGAGTTTCAAATTAGCGTCGGCTAATTTCTCAAGATTTCGCAAACGACTTTCTGTAGCCGCTTCAAACCGTGACCGTTTGTCGAGATTTGAAACGCTTGAAATTTCTGCATGGGTTGACAGTTGTTTGTTTTGCACGGCTTCAGTCGCTTCAACGGCATCCATGCGTGAATTCAGGCTGGCTAATTCGGCACTGTCTTTTTGTTGCTGTTCTAAAATTCCTTTTATCGTTGCTTTTGTCACGCCCCATGCTGTAGCGATAGCCGCCGCAAGCCCGCCGATCTGAAGTAAGATTTTGCTATCGCCAGACTCAATCATTCGTCAGAGGCTCCCACCTTTTTGCGCAGCGAAAATAAGAAACCCGCCGACCACAACGACAACAACAAGAACAGTTGCAAGTTTCAGTGCTTCCATCAGAAGATAATGAAATCGTTCTCTGTCTTTCTTTGCTTGTTTGAGTGCATTTTCTTTAGCCAAAACTTCTGCCGCCGCTTTGGCTTTTTGACGTCGGTTATATTCGTTGACGCAAGAATCAAAAACACCAGTTCCTAACTTTCGATCAACTGCAAAACGGAGTTTCATTAACTGACGCTCATACGCCTGTTTTGCCAATCGTGATTCAACAATCGACCCTAAAGAATCCTCGTCGGATGCATCCTCGCCGTCTTTACCTAAGAATTTTTGCAGTTTAGTTGGCGGCTTTAATTCTTTTTTCTCGCTTTGCGAAAATTCTCTGTTCGCTTCCCCGTGCGCCCGGAAAACATTGTCGAGGACGTGACCTATTGTCTTAACATCTTCGGCAGTGTCGAGCGCATCCCGCGCTGCCTTAATTGCCGACTTTGCAAGCTGAAACCCCGCCACAACGGCGGTTGCTGTGATAGGTTCCATTGCGCTTTTTTCTCAGTTCAGTTAGCCAAGCTTTATGCTTCCAGCGAAAAGCTTCTTCAGCTTGTTTTTTTTGAGAGGGGGGATAATAAATTGAGCCAACTTTTATGTAGCTCACCGGGCTCTATTATTAGATGCAAATGGACTTTCTGCGAATGAGATAAAAGTGAAAACTTTACCGTCTTGGTTCCACGGATTGTTATCCATTCTTAGCTTAAAACCTGTAGAGCAATAATCTATAGGATTTGACGGCGTGTCCTGTGCAGCATCCCTATTCGCATTTAAATTGCCATTCGTTAGAATCGGGTTGTACGGACTCATAGCACTATTAGATATTTTCCAATCCTCAGTCGTTGACTCGCACTTTATCATTAGCCATGCACTTTTATGGCCCGTGTAAACGAAAGGCCCATCTGTAGAGCCGTTGCCCATATATGTCCCTATTTTTGAAAATCCTTCCACACTACTCATAACCCACGCTAGGTGCGTCCAACTTGCGTTTCCGCTAACGCCGTTATCACCATCTATTGAAAATGTGTTTACATTGCCAGATGCAAGATGATCTGTATTACCGCTAGTATTAAATGCGGATGAATCTGCGTCCAAAAATCCAAAATTGTCATTGGTGATTGCTGGTCCATCATAATCAAAAAAGCCTACTCGCCAGTTTTTTGCAGAGCTAAGATTTTTAATAAAAATGCAATTTGGTTTTACGCCCAACCCATGCGGAATGGTTGTTGCAGAGCCAGCTTTATAGGTAAGTAAACTCATTTTAGTCTTTGTATTAACAGACATCCGCACAGGATACGTTCCTGCGCTCTCAAGTGCAGCGGTGCTAGCCGAACCATCTATATAAACGCTACCGCTAGTAGGTGTTTGACCGGGAGAGCCACTATCTGAAATGTTATCTGTGGTTGGCGCACCTCCAATTTGCCAAAAAAACCCCACATGCTGACTATCATCTTTATTCGTCCAATTTGACGCCCCTACCTCAATTCCACCAGCTAGAAATTCTGTTGTTCGTGTCGCTGTATCTTCCACTGCATTTGTGTCAGTAGATATATTATTCGTCACGCCTCTTACAGAATTGGTAAAAACCCAACTTGTAGAGTCTGTAGTTCGATTTTTTATTAACGCTAGGTCGGGAGTCCATCTAGTTCCAGACGCATCTTTCAGAGCACCCGTTACAGCTTCACCATCGATTGTTTCACCATCTCTAACGGTCGTGTCATCCGCACCATTGCCACGCCACAACAGTGTCCCGAAATATGCACCGGGGTCTGTAATAGAAGGCTCTGGAAGATTTTGAGTTGCCAATGCTACACTATAGTCTGTGTCAGAAGCAGTATAATTCATCGTAATAGATATGTCTGCTTGTTCGACATAAAAAGTAAAATAACAATCCTCTCCCTGTAAATCTGAAGGAATACTTGTGGTGTAATCACTGCCTCCATCTTGGATTCTTGACCCATTCATATACCACTTAATTGTGTTGGCATCTCTGTCAACTAAAGCTTCAACATTTCCTGTTCCTGTGCCCCAAGATGTAATGCTAACTTCTTCTGTTCCTTCTTCCCAAATTTTAACAGTACCACCTGCACTAGAGTATACTAAAGCTAATGTGTCTGAACCCTGATGAGGACTACTGCTATTTTGTGGAAAGTTTGAAGCTTTACTTACCATCAGATTGAACCAATCATAACTACCGCTTAAAGCTCCTTTAGTAACCTTACAACTCCACTTGCCTGTAGTGGGAATAGGAATAGTGGTTACAGCCGTTTTAGCACCAGAAGAACTTGTAGCAGTTAAGTTTCCATTGCTGAATGTGGGTGGATTATTAGTAGCATCATTAGCAAAAATAGGATTAAAGGTGCATTGGTTACCTGTATCCGTTCCATCATTCACTGGACGGTCATAGGTCCAGTTAGCAGCAGACATACTATTAACTGTGAAATCGTTATTGTTTCCGCTAACATCATTACCAATATCAGTGTCATCAGCAAAATCCAACCAATATCCATTAGCACCTTTATAGGATGTTACAGAATCAGTGGGGTTTTTTGGAACCCATACTCCACCATTATTATCATCAAATTCCCCAAAATCAGAGGCAGGTCTAGCTGAACCATCTAATAATATACATTCGGATAAATATCCTTGCCATTGTTGCCCACCATAAGCACGTTGACCCCATACCTGGGCTTCTCCATTTTGTCCAAATGCCGATTCAGTTGTAGAAGGGCTACTAGAGTAGCTTTGCCAATTCGTATACTCCACTCCATTTACCCAAAACGTCCACGTATACGGCGAAACGCTTGTATTACGATTAAGCACAAAATGATACCAGCTTGTAGGGTCTTGGAATTTGTCATCCGTTTCTATTTGACCAGCTGTACTACCACCAGAAACTAAACTTATAGTTATAGTTCCCGATGACGATTGAATAATACGATCATGGTTATCTTCATTATTACCCGCCCCTGCTAGCACTCCTGAACTGCCCGGTGGGGTTTCGGTAAACTTTACCCAAAAAGAAAGAGTATGCATTGTGGTAGAGGTTTCTGTTGAACTAGGTGTCCAGTTTAAATAATCTGAATCATCTAACCATACTGCCCCTTTTGGCTGGTAGCCACTAGCTCCGCTTGGTATCCCACTAGGAACGATAAACATTAATTAGCTCCAATTAGCATCATCAGAAATGATAAACAAATTCACGGCGTCTTTATCCATTGACGCTATAGCAGCTTCGATCTCATCCGATTTGGAACGCACCGCGTCTATTTTTTCCCAAAGTGCTACGGCTGCATCCATTTCGGCTTTCTGTGCATCAGATGCAGTGCCATCACTCACTTGTTTGTAAAGAAAAGCAAAATTGCGCTGTTTCCAATCAGGCAAAATAGCCAAAATACGTTTCTGCGCTTCAGCTTTCACGTCAACAATTTTCCTACTTTTAGTCGCGCTAAGAATCTCTGCTTCAAACGCTTTTTGCTCATCGGTAAGCTCTCCAGAAGCGTCATAACCTGGGTCATCTTCAACCGCTGCTTCTCTCGATACAGTTGTGCCATTGAAGGTATCGACAGGATCGCCTTTAGCTCTTTTCCCGGCTGGCGGGTTAATCACGTTCAAAGGGAATATTCCAAAATGCGGCAAGTGTCCGTTTTTCACTACTGCTTTAGAAAAGGTGACGTTGGTAAATTCTTTCAGTTCTGGTGCGAGAACATTAGTTCCCTCCCATCTTACAGGAACGTCGAAACTGCCGTCTTTTTGAGTTAAAAGTGCGTACATCATGCCACCGCCTGACTTTGACCTATGTTTTCCATGTTCGTACCGTCTGATCGAAAGACGAATACATCGATTGCGTTTGCTCCCGTCGAAAGCGTCGGGGCCGTTGCAGCGGGCCATTTAAAGACCGCGTTCCACGCGCTTACCGTATAAGGCGTCGATCCCAAGTTAAGCCGTAACGTGTAGTACGACCCGGCGACTTGATTAGTAGGCGCGGAAAAGGTTGTAACGTTTCCCGTGAGCGTTAGCGTCGCATCCTGGGCCGCGCTGCAATCCCACGTTTGTGTCGCGTTATATGTCAATGCTGCCGTGAGGGGCCGTTGTTGTGCCGTCCATAATTGAGCCACAGAAAGAAACGCATCTCCCGGCGCGTTGCTGACGGGACTAATAAGCTGGAAATTATCAGCCGTCGCCTCATAAGCGACTAGATAAATCCCAGCCGCTTCAATGTCGCCACTAGCAAGCGCAACATCGTGAAATTTCTTGATGTCTTTAGCACCGACTGAATCGACATTTAATGTCGCCGCGCCCGTGTTAGTACCGCCAGCTTCAAACGCGAACATCATACCTTGCGCATACGCGCTTAGTGAGAGCCCTGACGTTAGGGTGATCGTATTTGTGCCGCTGGAAATTTTAGCGCCACCCAGAAGGTCGCGCCACTTTGCAACCTCTGCCATCTCAGCACGACTAGAATCATTTACCTGTGATGGGGCCATCGATTCTGCCCAGTTAATGCTACCTACACTGGCATTGCTTGCTGGCGTAGTACTGAAATCGTATATAGAAGCCATTTTTTACCTCTTGTTTCAAATTAAGGTAGAAGTGAATTAACCGCGCTTACAGCTTTACGGACCCGATCTTGCGCGAAACTATTACGGTCTTTATCCGTTGCCGCTGTAACGGTTGCGCCAAGCGGCGCACTGGTAAGGCGATTGGCATACGCAAGAGTTTTAGCGTACCCTGCACCACCAGCATCACCCACAATCGGGAGTCCCTTGCCCATTGCGGTAATTCTTGCAAGTAAACCGCCTGATCCTAAATCACGAAATAGCCGTGCTATTAAATGACCTGATCCAGACGGGTTCATTTTTGTTTCGGCAGGGATAGTCCTAGCAACTTGCCCTACGAATTTTCTTACTGCCTCACGCTCTCTCGCTGTAAACATAACGTTTGCGAGAGATTTATTTTTTTCAAAAAAATCGAAATAATTTTTTACGATGGCAGTGCGGGTTACATCGGCCTTCCCTTTCATATTTGCGTTTGTGAACATTCGATAAATTGCCGCATCTTTTATCAATGCGATTTGCTCACTATCTTTTCCAAATATATTTTGAACCCGTTTGAATAACTCAACAGTTTCTTTCTTTGGCCCCGCTTTTGTAACATTTACAAAAAAACTAACTACGTTTTCAGGAGACTCACCACCTAATATTTGCCCTAATTTTTTCCCCGCAAGATCAGGAGCCCCAAACCGATCTTTCGGACGTGGGAAAAACTTTCTTTGGTATTCAGCCCATGCTTTGTTGCCTTGCTTCACAATCGCAAGCGTGTTTGGATCGCCGTGAATAAGCCCCTTGGTGATTGCATCATCAATAGACAGATCAAGACGGGATTTCATTTCAATTAATAAAGCTTGTTCCTCACCCGAATCTGGCCCCTTCAAACTATTAATCCGTGTTTGAAGCGAACGACGAAAATCATCAACAACCGCATAATCGGCACGGCTCATACGACCTTCTTTTAAATTCTTACGTGTACGGCGCAATCGCCCCATAACTTGTTTTGCATGAGGCATCATATTAAGCATTTCGGTACGTAAACCACGTTCGCCAGGAATTGCTAATATACTTTCAATCCCCTTTAATAACGTGCCGCCTGTAATAAACGCGGGATTTTCTCTAATTGCCTGACGCTTTGCTGTCATTGCGGCAGCGGCAGAAGAACCCTCTATTGCTTCTGCCTTAATAAGATCATCTTGAATTTGTGTTCCAATATTATAAGGAGTATCAGGTGCAAATCCCGATCCACGCCCGACTCTTTCTTGTAATTTTTGCGCCTCACGTTCGATTGCCACCATTTGATTCTCATCGAACCCACGCATTACATCGGTAGCACGTACGCCATATGATCCAGAGCCTTCGCGCATCATAGCTTCAGTTTCTAGGTCTGCACGGCTCCCCGTTTGTTGCCCGCGTGTTAATGGGATATTCCCGCCACCTGACCTATTCGCTTGTAAAACTTTTTGTAAAGCATTCTCATCCCCAGACGCGGCAGCGGCTACTATTGCTTGAAGTCGTTGCGGGCTTTGCGATTGTGTTACACCAGACCATATTTTTTGGAGCCCGCGCTTACCAAGCTTTAATACAGGCGGCAATACTGCTTCAGTAGTTGCACCAATAGCCGAAACCGCCCCCACATCTTGAACATCAATAGGGCTCTCATGTGGTGCTTTACCGCCAAACGCCGTTGTCGCTAATTCACGCCCAGCTTCAGCCGTGCCATAGGTCAATGCACCAAGACCTAACCGCGCAAGAAATCCCGCTCCACCAGAAAGAATACTTGGAATTAGATATGATCCTGTCTCAGCAACAAAATCATTCAAATCTTGTGCCGACAACCCTTCTTTATTTACGACGAATTGTTTGCCGTCTAAAGAAATTATCGGTTCTTTCGTTTTCGTATCTTGGAAAAGTTCAACCCGATCAGGAAATGAACTTGCAATTATTCTCGCTTTTTCCCACGGCTCACTAGTCGCCATTAATTTAAAATCAGTACCAAGCCGATCATACCAAGGCACAGTTTTTTGTGCCGTTATCTCAGGCAAATTGGCGGGGGCGTCAATTATTTCAGGCGGTGTGTATTTTAACGGCTGTAATTCAAGGTTCCCTGTCGCACCTGTTGACTTAGAAGGAGCTTTTCCAACAGGGATTAGCTCTAAATCTTCACTCATTGTTTTGGCTTCACATACAACGGATTATTGCCAATCATAACAACCATGCCCGCGTACTTGCTTTGAACTTTCCTAAAGTCGGATTCTGTTTTAAATTTTGGAATCATAGGGCCAATATCAGGATCAGCGTCAAGGCGTCGCGCTACTTCCCGCCAAGCATCCCCAGCATCTACGTTTTGGAAGCCCTTCTCCTGAATTTGTTCTCTTAAAACCTTGGCATACATTTGTTTGCCAAGATATTCACGCTTTATACGCTGCATAATTAGAGCGTTGCCCGCTGGTGTGTTTTTCATTCCAGGCATAATACCCTGATAGATTCTAAAATCAGGATCAGTCATCGGCCCCATGCCGGGGCCATGCTTGCCAAGTGCCAACTCATCCCCAACTGACGTTATGGCCTCTTGCACAGCTATGTTTTTATCGCCAACCCCAAAGTCAGCTAATATTTTCCTAAACGGCAGAGCCATTTTCTGAACACTACCTGTTGGCACTCCCGTTCTTAATAATGATGCCATTTCATTAAGAGTGAACATTTTACTTGCCGCTGTGGCCGCTTCATCACTTGCCTTTTCCCATACTTTAAGACCCATTTCGCCAAAATAATCTTTAGGCGCATGCATAAACATCGGCGTGTTTGTTGTAATCTTATTTAACCTTGCTTTTAACACGGGACGCCTTGGATCAGTCGGGGAAAGTGTTTGCAATGTGTTTGAGATCGTTTGTATTTCCCGCAAACTGGTAGGCGTTCGATCTTTAGCTTGAGCCGCCAAGACCGGGCCAACCATACTTAATGCTGCCGCCGGGTTATGTTGACCGACAGTTCTTATAAACGGTTGCATTGACTTTGGTATCCCGCCCAACATTTGAGGGTTTGCGAGAGCCGTTTTCAAAGCAGTCTCCGCTTTCAATGCCTTGGCAAATTGGCCTCGCTTTATTGCGCCTTGCAGAGCATTCTGGTAGACGCCCATCGCTTTCCCGACATCAATAGGCGGCGCGGCTGGAGTTAAACGAGGCTGGCCGCGTTGACCGTATTGAGCCCCCAAACTTAGCAAACCCATAATTGCCGCATCTTTTTGGTCAGCGGGAGTGATCGCACCAGAAGCTAAAAGCGGTTTTAAATTACCAAGCATCATAGGCCTCCAAAAACTTTACTCGCCAAGTACGCCGCCCCGGCAAGCCCTGACAGATTTCCGATGGCGCTTGAGGTAGGATCGCTATAAATAGGCTGGCTGGTTGTACTACCCATCGTGCCACCCTTAACGGCAGCAAGGTAATTGTTGAGCCTTTCCATTTCTTCATTTTCCAAAAAGTTCCAGCGCGACATTGCGTCGGCCAGTTTCTCTGCCGTCTTTTCTTCCCGCGCAGTTCCGAATCCGATCAACCTTCCTATGTCTGTATAATCTTCGGCTGCCAACGTTGGAGCCATCCCCGCCGCGCTCATCCGATTTTGGAAATCAAGTTGTCCCAGATTTGCTATAGCATTTTGAGCGGCTAATTGATTAGAACGCTCTGTCGCATAATTTTGCGCGTACACAGGAGCCAACGCGCTTGTCATCGCGCTCATATTTGCACCGCTGCCTAATCGGCCACCAAGAGAAAATTGACCTTGAATTTGGTCAATGGCGGGTTGCATTGCCGCCGCTAAATAAGGATTACTGCCCGATAGAAAATCACCTTGCGCACTCTGCATGAGCAATTCAGTCGCCGGGTTGGTAAACCCGCCGCCCATCGCCGTGTTCACAAAATGTTGCGCCCCACTAACCAAAGGGCTCCCCGCCATTGCTCTCGCCTCGCCCCGATCTAAAGCCGCCGCCGTGGCGGGTGAGAAATCAACCCAGCTTTGACCTGGGTAGTATTCACGCGGCGTCTTATATAAGTCTTGCGCCCATTTAAAAGCGTCTTTTAAATAGGGCTCCGCATACGCGGGCGGGCCGCTTGTCGTTGTGGCAACGCTCGTAACTTCTGGTTTGCTGCCAAACAAATCGCCTAGAAAATTCATTCCATCAAATCCTTCATTTTGGCTCTGTCGTATTTCTTCCTAGATCGAATGACGCGCATCCGAAATTTCGGTGTTCTTAAATTTTTAGCTATTGGATTAGCCAACGACGACGTATGCAAAACTCCGCGTTGTCGTCGCGTTCGCGTGGGTGATGGTAAACGCCTGTTTCGTTCTTGCGCTGACATACATTGTACCCGCTGCCAATTCTGATGCTCCATCAGAAGATGTTGGCATAAATAAAATTACGCTATCACCACTAACACGATAGTCGGTTACGCTTGTTGTCGTCGCACTGTTCGTCAAGGTCACCGTACCTGTAGCGTTCATTTTACCAGCTAGGATGTTGTTGACGACCTCGCTAGTTTCGCGTGAATTTGCAAACGGCGATAACGCTCTAAAGTTTGTTGTTGTCATCGGAATCCGACTTGTTGAATATCAACGTCAACGCCCTGCGCAACGTCAAAATCACCCGTCACCGATAATCGTACCCGGTGAAACGCACCCGATGCCCGCGTCGGACAATATCCTTCAGTTGTTATTGTTGATGACGATGAAAACGTTGGTTGATCGTTCTGCCTTGACCGTGATCCTATGGACGCGGAGATCGTTGGTTCTTGTTCCGATTTTGTTGCAACATAAGGAAGCACATTATTTATTAAACTTCGCTTCCCTGCCGCAACGCTAAATTCGCCAGTTTCGATTGTTGCCGCCAAACTATCACCCGTAAAACTTTGCACCTTTTTATCTTTGGCCCCAGCAAAAAAGAACGTGCCGCCCATGTAAACACCATCATCAAGTGATGCCGGGAGAGCATCGATACTATTAGAAATGTTATCTAATTGCTCAAGCGTATAACCCGACGTGAATAGTTGTGATATAGCCGTGCAATCCTGTTCGGCGTAACTCCACCGATTCAGATGGTAATTGTAAATTAAGATTTCGTTATTCTCACCGTCGCTGGAACTCAAATTCGGATACGCCCAAATCACGTTCTGATTTATTGGATCAATACCTGAAACAACGTTTGCACGATCAGCCGCCTTAAACCGATCTAAAAACCAGTGATTTATTTTCTGCGCACCAATGGGTGTAATCTCATCACCACGCAGCATATAAAATCCATCATCCGATAAAAAGAAAATCAGGTTTGAGCCAACCGCTGCAACGCTTCCAGGGACCGCGCAACCGCGCTTGCTGAGAGTATCAAATTGATACACCAGAGGTGCGCCCACAAAGGTTATGCGCACCAGTGCTTTCTCAAATAGAGCTATAGCATGTTCGCCGCCGACTAGACCGTTACAATCTCCTACATCCGCAACATCTTGATAATCACTAAGATTAGTTCCACTAGTCCACGATACGGCTGAATTAATTCCACTCCACCATACCCGGTAAGGTTTAACCCCATCTACACCATCATCAACATTAGCCATCATTACTTGATCGCGCACAACCGCTATATGCTTTGCCTTAGGTGGAGAACCGCCTAAATCAGCAAACGCACTCGCCCCGCCGACAGTTACCGTTTGCGGTGCGTCGTTATAATTAGTTGCGATTAGCGTTTCGCCAAATTGTGCAAACTTCCAAACATTTCCCGACGTGCTATAACCGCCTGATTTTGACTTATCCGTTAAGCTGCTATCGGCTGCACTCATCCGATAAAGCTTGCCCGCATCACCCGCATACAAGGCCGCGTTGCCGTCATCATCCTTCCCGGCGAACATGCCGATGATCTTAGCCGTCGCCGCGCCCGATAAAGCCGACAACGATTTAAATGACTTGTAGCCTTTAAGCGCAGGGACAACATTTTTTGCTTCAGTCACCCCGCTTGAATTTAGAGCGGATTGATCTGGTAACCATTCTCCAAAATTTATCATGCCGCTGATGCCCATACTTCACTGCCAGAGCTAACAGTTGTCCACGCTTCACTGCCCGCGCTGATCGTTGACCATGTTTCCCCGCCGTCGCCTGTGACGGTCCAGGCTTCTCCAAGTTTTTCATTTGATGCCGTTGCCGTCATTGTAAGTGCCGATGTTCCGTTAGGCCCAGCGACTAAAGTTGCCGTGCCAGTTGAAGTAATCCATCCTGATACTGTGCCGCCATCAATATCGCTAACCATAACCATCGTCGGCGCACTTGCCGTGATGGCTATAGCGGCAGTGCCGCTAACATGCTGAATTCGATTTGATGTCGCAGATTCGGTAACCGCTACCGCCGCCGTGGCGCTAGCACTTTGAATTCTTGTTCCCGATGCCGTCGTTGTTGCGGCTATAGATGGGGTTGCACTGGCTGAAGAAATTACACCAG